ATTCAAGATCCTGCACTCGCCGCCCTCTATGCGAAACCGAGAACCCGCATAACGAGCAAAAATAACCCATTGTTTTTCTTGGCACCAAGGCCCGTCTGGAAATTTTTCTTCGTCTTTGTAACAAAGGGAGCCTTGTTTTACGACATACCCCACTACCGTTTGTATTTGAGTGTCATCTAACACTTTAGTGGGTATGTAAATGCCGCCATCTGTGGTTTCTTTACCACGATACGGCAAAATAAGCATTCTCCACCCGGTGGGTGTGGGCATCCTGTCCAGCAAACTTTTATCCATAGCCGCTGGATCAAGAACTTTTGGTTGAGGTGCCTTATATAAGCTCTTTATGCCTTCTTCGGCACTTTCAAGATCGACTGTCTCCGCTAAATCAGTCATTTAGTTGCTCCTGTTGTTCTAGCAGGCCCGAGAGTTCCTGTGCAATGTGGTTCAAAGCAGCTATTTCACCCATGAGGTGTTGATATTGCTCCATTGATTTGACTTGGTTGTTTTCTAATATCTCTAAAATCTGGGTTCTTCTGTCCTTTATCAGCCTCTGGATAAACTGAACCAGTTGTAAAACGTCCAAGATGCGCTCCGTCTTAGATTATCGTATCTATATACCATTTTGTTATATACGATGCAAGCTAATACGTCCACATTACGGGAGTTGTGACTCTCATGTCCACGTGAACAAACGTTTTTGCAACACCTATTCCTGTGAAACCTACAAGAAAAGCTTCTTCTACAATCTTTCGGCGCTGAACACCATTAGCCACAGCAATGTCCGCGGCTAGTCCCGTTGTATGGATCCCAGGTTTTTCCTTAATTTTTTCAACGCTATGTGTGGGAGCCCTGTAACCAGATGTGACCGTAAAAGGAAAGTTGCAACGCTCCCGCAACTCATCCAACTGCCCAACAAAACCGGTGTCTATAAAGTTGTCACCCGTTTCTGAACAAGCAAATTCATCCAAAGTAAAATACTTGTAATTCACTCTTTTTTGCCTTGACCTAAAAACAAACCAAAAACGGCTGTCATAGCCCCAGTGCACACGGAAACCAAACCGGCCTGCTCAAAAGTAGGGTCGGAAAGTGTTGTAAACCAGTGAATTACGTCCCAAGTTGCCCAAGCCATCATCAAAACAAGCACACGGGGTACAACACGCCACTTGTCAAATGTCTCTGGCGTCATTTTTCACGCGCTATATTTTTGGTTTTTTCAAATGTCCTGAGACCACCTAACCCGAGCATCCCGAGGAGCACGGTTAACAGGCTTTCCATCTCAAAGGCAGGCAATTCAGGGGTTTCCACACCAAATACCGCAATCCCAAAAACAACGAGAGGCTGGCCAACAAAGTGCCAAGCCAAAGCAACCCCGCAAGTCCACCCAACAAATGGCCGCCAACCTGCGACAAACAGTGATTTATGTGCCGCCTCTGCCTTATTAATCTCCAACTGTCCTTTAGCAAGCTCCTGTGCGTGTCGTTCTGACATGGTTGCAATTTCATGAGCAAGCCTCGCCTTTTCATCCGCATCCGGAATGAACTTATCTAACAGTCCTGTTACTGGACCAATAAGTGCCTGTAGCATTAAAAAACGCCCCCGCCTCCACTCTGTGCCGTGTTTATCATGGGCTCACCCGGATCCGCACGGAAAATAGCACCTAGGTTTGGATCTGGTGGCTGCACCGCTGGGGCGGACATGCCGCTCGGCTGTGGCATGGCTCCTGTGCCGCTTTGCATCACCGGCATCGCCGTAAAGTTTTCGCCACCACCGAAGGGCCTAGAAATAGGGAATCCTCCATACGGGTTGGGCCGTGGACCTCCTGTCATAGGCGGAGGCATTGGCGGACGAGGTGGGAACATTTGACCAAATTGTTGGTTAAATTGGCTAAAACGGTCCATCCCCATGCTGTACTGTTCTGGCGTCATTTGAGCTAATTGATTAAACATGCCAAAACCGCCGCCCATAGAAGGACCAAATTGCTGTCGGAATTGGCCAAAACGGTCCATCCCCATGCTGTATTGCTCTGGAGACATCATCGCCAACTGATTGAAAAAGGCTCCAATTCCACCAAACTGGTTGCCGCCAAATGGTCTTGGCGGTTGTGAAATTGGCGGCGGAAAAATATCGGGCGTAGGCGTGGGGATCGGTAAAGGCTCTCCTCTAATACCTGCTGTGCCCTCTAAAGGTGTGCCTGCAAAAGGGTCAATATTTGGTCTCTGAAACGGTCTAGACGGTCTAGGTATTGGTCTTCTAATTACAGGAGAGCTGAACCTTGGGTCAGGATTAAATGGAAAAAGAGCTGGGTTCATTGGCCGACCCGTAGCCATGTTTGTTCCGGGGGCGGCCATGCGGCCTCCGAAACTAGTGGGTCCTTGCATCAGCGTCGCCCCCATTTGTCGATCAGGACGTATAGAACGAGCAAAGGGGGATGGTTGGGGCTGAAAACTAATACTGGGCGTATCTGAGGGAAAACCACCATACAACTGAGCATATTGCCCGTAACTCATTCCGGGAGGAGGCATAAACATTTTGTCACCTACGCGCTAGTAAAACGCGAGCCACGTAACGCGGCACCCATGCCTCGCTTCGTGCCCGTGGTTACTTTGGCAAACATCGTATCCGGAGTTTTCTCTTCCTTGGCCGAAGCATACGGAATAGAGCCCTGCCCTTGAATGTCTGCCTTATTCACAGGGGCCGGTGGGTTTTTTGGTGGAGCGCCATTTACTTTGACCGTCATTTCACTCTCCTCTTTTCAACAATTCACGTTGCAGAGCGGCATCAATACGTGCCTGCGTCTGACGCTCTTGACTAGCAAGCCTCTGCTGGAACTCAGTGGCCTTATTTTGCATACGTTGCTGGTCGAGTTGCAACTCCGCTTGATCCATCTGAGCATCCTGCTGCATCTTCTGCTGATCCATCTGAAGCTCTTGTTGCTTCAATTGTATCAAAGGATCAGGACCTTGGTTTTGACCACTAACCTGTGCAGAAAGTTGCTTGAGCTTCTGGAACTCCTGCGCGTTGATCTGAGCGGTCATGGATTCCAACTGAAGCTCTTGCTCGGGATTAAGGGGTTGGCCCCCTGTTTGCTGAAGCATTTGCGCCGTAGCCATTTCCTGGGACTTTAGCTTCACATGCTCAATTACATGCTTCTGTAACAAGATAGGCACTTGCGGGATGGTTTGAAGCGTGGGCGCTGTGGCAAAAACTAAGTGAGTCATGATATGAGCATCGTGATCTTGGCCCTCAAACGCTTTCAACTGAACCATATCTAGTACATCGATATTTTCTTGCGCTGGATCTTTTGGTATCGGATCTTCCGAAGATGGGGCAATCAATATTTTGTCAATATCATTGACCCCCAACGCCTCGTACATGCGACGATAAGCCTCGTGCATATCATGCATTTGCGGAGCTTGCATGGCCATCTCAAGCTGAGACTGCGCCATCGCTATACGTTGTGCCTGTGAAAAAGTATTTGGGTTGGAGACAGGTATAACATCTACCCGATCATCGAAGTCTTCTCGCATGATCGTGCGGTCACCACCAGATACAGCATACGGGTACTCTTGCGGCAGATACTCCGACATCACCCGAGCCAACAGCCTGAACTCTTGCTTCATGCTGTAGTGCAGACGTTTGTGGACTGCACTCATGACCCGTGAGCCCTGTTCCAACAACGCCACTGTAGTGCCCACAGCAGCCTGTTGATTGCCGTCCCCTACCTTCATGTCGGTTATGGTGGCAAAACGCCGTCCTGCGTCCACCACGAAGCCCAGAAGCTGCATCAGGGTGCCGTCCGGCCCCTTGAAGGGCAAAGGCATCAAAGAGTCACGGATCGCGCCACCCGGCGCGTCTACGTCTCTAAACTCACCCGGTTGCAAAGGTTCTTCATCGTCACGCACCCGCAGACCCCTAGCCTTGAAGCCCGCAGGTAGGTTGGATAAGGTGCCCGCGTCAATAAGCTGACGCAACGCCGCAGTGGCCGTTCTGGACAAACCACCAATCGTGTGGATCAAACCAAGGCCATAAAACCCAAAACCCGGTAAAAACTTGTAGTGAACAAAATATTGTATCTTTTTCTTACGGTCGTCATCTTCTCTGAAGTTGCGTCTAATTGACAGTATCTGACCGTTATCTTCGCTTATCGTGACGATGTACGGGACTTTGATGCCCGTTGGCTCGCCATCTTCCCCCATGTCTTCAAAACCAGACAAGTCCAAATTGACGTGGCACTCCAAAAGAGTGCAGTCATAATCTAAATTACTTTCTCCT